GTCACCGACATTGATGACACTGGTTGTGAAGTTGATAATCGCCTCACTGTCAGCCGTAACGTTCGGCAGTACAGCCTTGGGCGTGGCTCCAGCTTCTCGTTGAGCTTTTATCCATGCCACAATGTCACTGCACTCGGCAGCCGTGATATCGGGAGGGCCAACAAGGTAATCGAAAGTCTGTGAAGCAAGGTAATTAAGCGCCTCCGTCAGATTTGTCGCGTCTGTAGGCAGTACATAAACAACAACCTTCCGAGGAGGATTGATGTATCCAAGGAAGGCACGCTTTATGTACTCCTTATTCTCTTCTGACAGCCCGTTAGGAATCTGTGACACATTTGTGAGGATGTGCGCGCCCTTTTGGGCCGTATCCCTCACGATGATTGCCACCACGCCTTTCTGAGAGCGCTGGATGGCGCTGGCTGCCTGTGTTGTAAATGCAATATTAATGTTCGGTAAAGGCATCTTTCCATCCCTCCTGTAAATTTGTCATAATCGAACCCATAAGAGGCGTTGTGTCCTCGTCATCGGTTCGATCGTCATAGTAATGGAATTGCAAATCAATATATGCCCTGTCCAAATCAGCACCGCCGGTGCTCCCCCGAACCTTGATTGCCCGGTCTCCGACGGTGATATAGCCCTTTGCAAAGAGTTGGAGCGTGTCTTCTTGAAGTTTCACAAGTTCGTGAACGTTGGAGCGTCCATATTGGTCAACCGGTGTAAAGCATGTGATGGTGAAATATGAGGTTTTCTCAATTGTTCGGCTGTTTGCATCGTTCCACGATGTTCGGACATACTCAATCATGAACGATGGTCGTTTGAAATCTTTGGGGTTTTCATTGTCGTACACTGTATGTCCCGGGAATGCCTGCGCAATGCACCGGTTTATGGCCTCGTATATGTCTTTTTGGGTTATCATTCCTAACCCTCCAGCTTCTTGGCGAATTCATCAACGAACTTTTCGGCTATTTCTATGGTCTTTGATTCTACTTGTTTACGGGCGTCGGCATAGAAGAAGTAGCCAGGTACCCACTTCCTGGTGTCGAGTACCACGGTTGTTTTTCTCGCAAACCTGCCGCCTTTAGTCCTCCTCTGTACCTCCCTGCGTCGCGCTTCTTTCATCCCTTGCAATTCCTGCGCCTGTTTCCTTGAGGGCCTTCCCTTGTGGCCATGTTCTAGGTAGTTTGTTATGGCTCCAGGGCTGTTAGGGCCTACAAGACCAGGCCCTTTTTTGGGCCTAATCGCCGCATAGCCACCTTTTGAGCCAACGCGTTCTTCCTGCCAATTCTTGATTTTGTTGTGGCTATCATTTAATCCGGATTGATCGATAGATCTATCAACTTCTTCTTTGAGCATCTTTGAAAGTCTATCGTGAAGCTCTTGTCGAACGCCCGAGATTTCCTTGAGTATTGTGTTAAGTGCTTGATCTAGCTCGTGAAACCCTTGGACTTCTACACTCGGCATCAAACATCACCTTCTGTCGTGATTTCATACTCGTTTTTGTACTCGTCAAGTTCATGAGCTATAGCCACGACATACGGCACATCGTCAATCTTCACGATTTCGCCGACTCCCAGCTTCACAGCCTTGGGAACAACAAGCACGTATTGCTTGACCTGGGTTACCATCGGCTCGTTTTGCTTATAAGAAATGTATTTTTCAACAAGGTAGCCAGGGAAGGTGATTCTTTCTGGCTCCCCATATACCGGCCTATTGAGTTCATCCAGCGTAGGTTCGCCTGTGCGCTCAACGGTGCATGCATGCGGCTCTACCAGCGCAGCCAAAATCTCCATGTACGCACGGTCAAGCTCCTTGATATCGGTCAGGAAACAGTGCTTTTCCTGATAGAGAATGGCGTTGTGAAGCGTGATGTCATCTCGTTTGCGGACGGTGAACTTTATGGACCTGGCACTCAAGCCGATGCTTGAAAAGATGTTTCTTTGGCTTGGATACTCTACTTTGGCCCATAACTTGCCATGTCCTATCCGCTCTTTCCAGGCATAGTTTTTGCCATCACAGCATAGGTCAAGGACCGTTATTCTCTCCTTCAGTTCATTCAGACTGGCTGGCATCACTATCCCCCGTTTCCTGCCTTGTGCAGTTCTGAAGCTGCGCAAGGAGCGATTGTACTGTGAAGCGCATCTTATCACTCACAGCACCGACCTGCGTGCGGTTCTCGTACCAGTCGGTAATCAAAACAAGACAAAACAACCTCGCAAGACTATTTGCGCTGTCGTATTCAATGCCGGTGGCGTTCTTCAGGTATACCTCTGCCGCTAGTATCAGTGACTTTATGAGTTCATCGTCATAATCGCCGTCAATACGGAGGTACTGTTTTGCTTCTTTGAGGCTTACAATCATTCAACCACCCCTTATAGGGTAGGAGAGGGGCGTCTGTCCCTCTCCTATTTACTTTTCTTGGCCTTTGGTGTCTTGGGTGAATATTCAATCTTTTCGGAAGGCTTTTGTTCGTCTGCTGCTCCGGAGATCCGCTCCTCTTCAATTATTTTGGTATCCTTCAAAACAAGCAAATCCTCCGTGCAGATCACGAGCCCGCGTTTAGCTAACTCATCCGCCCGTTTTTCTGTTGCTTGAAAAACATCTCCTTTGTACCTGTTTTTGCAGGCAACCTCATCGTAAAAGTGATACAGCGCTCTTACTTCCGGCATAGGCCATCACCTTAAGACACCTTCAGGCGGCCATACTTCATGGCTGCTGCATCCCACATCTTCAGGTCATCCCTGGTGATGGTCCTCAATTCGGTGGTATCACGCCTCCAGGCGTCTCCGCCTTCGCGGGTGGAAGCCAGCTCATACCTGCCGAAGGTGAACAGCACAGCGAATTCCTTGCCGTCACCAATGAACATGGGGGCATAGCTCTGACCACTTTCTTCGACCGTGGGCAGGTATCTGTTGGACATTACAGCAACCGGACGACCCTTGAAGAGTTTTCTGCCGGTTTGGGTCGGATCGTCCTGCAGGAGATACCGCCCGTTTTGGTCCTTCTGGGTATCCATCCAGTTGTAACCGTCCTGGTTGGTAATGATGACTGCATTCTGGCTGATTGCGGGATCAAGATCGACATTGAGCACTTTTTTGATGGCATCCAAATCAGTCAATGTCACAGGCTGCAGGCCAGAAAACAGGGTGGTGATCAGGGTGTTCTTGGTAACCACATGCTTCTTGGCAATCCAGCGAGCAACATAATTCAGGATGTTCTGATCGCTGTCGCGCAGGAGCTCATTTGTCAGGGGAAGATATCCAGCGCGCTTAACCAGCTGGTACCTGATCGGCACAAACTTGGGGTTATCGATATCCTGAATCTCTCCGTATTCCTCGACAACCTGGAAAGGCGTCATTGTGGTATCTGCCTCAAGCATGCGGCTTCCTGACAGGGTGTTGACAGGCTCTACCGTGATGTACTCAGAAAGATCGTTGAGCTGTCTCATGATCTCGTTGATCTTGGTCTGGATGTCCTGCGGTACAATGAGCCCGACATCTCCGTCTGTGGGATTGTCAGCATTTGTTCCTTCGTGCATCAGGGCGGCGCGGATTGAATTGGCCTTGTAGTATTCATCAATGATGCTCTGGTCATCAGATGAAATTCTCTGCCTGCGCAGCCCCTTGAGGAACACCCTCTTGTACTCCGCATTGAGATCCTTGTCTACCGGGGGGGCAAGCTTGATACCACTGATGATGTCGGCATCATCCGTCGCATCGACCTCTTTCATGAGGTCAATTTTCTTCTGCAGGGCCCGGACCTCTTCCATCTTCTTTTCGGCTTCATCAACCTTATTCTCGCCTATCAAAGCCCTGACGTTTGCCTTCAGGGCCTCAAGCTCCTGAAGTAAAGCTCTCATTTCCTTGGTCACTTTCACATCATCCTTTCTTTGAATTTTTGGGTATTAAAAAGGAGCTTTTAAAGCTCCAATTCCAGCAGCATCTTTTTCTTTTTCAACTCCCGCTCACTGTCTCTCGGCCCTCTAGGTTCGTCTCCATGCAGCCCGTTTTTAATGGCCGACATAATGACCTCAGAGATTTTTGCGACATCAACAGAAATCTGTGCATTCAGACCGTGGCCATTACCCTGCGTTTTTTTGATTTCATCCGCGACATTTTTATAAACGCCAAGATATTTCTCATCCACGCAAGCCGCCACCTGCTTGGCTTCCTCGATTTCGTCCGCAAATCCTTTTTCCTTGCATTCCTCCGCGGTCAGCCAGGTCTCGGCATCCATGATGTCGATGATTTCGCTGTCGTCAAGGCCAGACTTCTTTTGATATGCCACGATCATGCTGTCTCGAATCTTGTCAAGGTCATCAGCCAGTTTCCGGAAGTCATTGGCGTTTCCAACTCCCCACGTCCATGGGTTGTGGATCATCATCATGGCGTTTGCCGCCATGATAACTTTGTCCCCGGCCATAGCGATCAGGGACGCAATGCTGGCGGCCAGACCGTCCACATAAACAATTACCTGTGCTTTGTGGCGCTTCAGCATAGAGTAGATTGCTTGCCCAGCGAAAACATCCCCGCCCGGGCTGTTTATGTAGACATTCAGGGTTTCAATGTCGCCCAGGGTGTCCAAGTCCTCCTTGAACTGCTTTGGTGTTACCTCGTCGCCCCACCAGCTTGTATCCGAAATTTCTCCGTATAGGGTAAGTTCGCCAGTCTTGTCATCTGTCTTCTTGAGGTTCCAGAACTTCTTGCCTTTCAACCCTATCACCCTTTCTTGTATTGCTCTCCGGCCATTTCAATTGGCATCATGTTGCCATTGATAAGCAGCCGGTCGCCGCCTTCCTTTGGCTCAAGTTCTTCCAGCGCCCGGACTTCATTGGGCGTCATAAAACCAGACTGTATTGCGGTTCGATATGCCTCATATCTGGTTTTCGGATCTGCTCGGAGGATAGCATTGACATTGAACTTGATATAATACCCCTCCTCCAGCTCCTTGTCAGTAAACAGCTTGTAGGTCAATTCCTGTTCATAACCAGTCAGGATGTCCATGAGTGTGTCGATGTAGAATTCCCTCTGTTGCTCTGCGATGTTGGTATGCGTGGCGCGCTCCAAATCGTTAAGTTGGTGCATTTTCACACCAAACGCTGCGGCTATCTGTCTTATGGTCAACTCTGTGTTTTCCAAGAACTGCGCATCGGTCATTTTAAGGCTTATAGGCTCAAATTTGTACCCAATCGGCAGGAGCGCCACCCGGTTAGCGTTTTTAAGTCCGCTGGACATCCGTTCAAATTTTTCGCGGAACGTCTTTTCCGCTTCCTGGCTCAGGTCTCCGACATACTGCACAATCCCCTTGACCTGCATACCACTCTTAAAACTCTTGTTTATGAACTCACTGGCCGCCCCAGCGTTCTCGATGGTTCTTCTGAGTTGCTCCAATGGAGTCATACCCACAATGCCATCATAAGTCAGCCCTTTGAAGTGGAGGATTTCATCCGGCTTAAGCTTGTACTGATTCCCTTCGTTGTCTGTGAAAATGTACCACATTTTCCCCTTCCCGGGCAGTAGACCGATATCGTCAATCCAGATTTCAACCCGTGTGCTGTCCAGTGGATACAGGCCGACCACTTTTCCGGCATCCGGGCCTCTTGTTGCTACGTCTAACCAAACATAAGCATTGCCATGGATAAGCCTTTGGACCTCAACAGCCTTTTTAAAATCCCTGGCGCTCATCCAGGGATTGGGTCGGATTTTGAGCAATGGCGAAAGATAATGCTTTACCTCTTTCGGGTTTCCGTCAAATTCTCGGTATACCTTCAACGGCAATTTGCCGACAGCATCAGCCAGGATCCGGATGCAGGCATAAACAGTAGCTTCCTTGAGGGCGTTTTTGCCTTTGAAATTCAGCTCATCGATATTGACGCCCAGTATTTCGAGTATACGCCTGTCGTTCAGGTTTATTGACTCAAGAGTCTGTGCTCTTGGCTTAATCCATTTACTCCAAAAAGCCATTTACAATCTCACCTCCTAACACCTGACTAACCCCAGAGTTTGTCCAGGAAGTCCCCGCTGGCATACTTAGTGACATCAATCTTCCGTGCTTCAACCATCGCACGCGCCATAGCGTTTATCATGGCGACAATAAGATCGATCTTTTCAATACTCTTGTTTTTCATGGGCTTGATGTTGCCGTTGCCATCAACAGCAATATTTACGTTGCCCCAACACCAGCGCGCAACAGGATGCTTTTCATGCGTCAACTGACCTGTTTTCGCCAGCCTCTCAATTTCCTTCATTGCAGGTGACATGTGGGCCATTACCTGGGGGACTTCCACAACGGTAATGCCTTGCTTTGACAACCTCTGCGTCAGCATTCGGCTGTTCCAGGGGTCGGTATCAATTTCGAGCACCTTATATTGCTTGCAGAGAGTTAAAATCCTTGCCTCTACAAACTCATAATCAACTACATTCCCCGGGGTAGCATGCAGGTATTTCTCTTTCACCCATCTGTCGTATGGAACTTTGTCGCGCTTGACGCGCTCTTTCATGCTATCTTCCGGAATCCATGCCTCAAACACGGCCCGCCAATCCGGTATGCCATCCTGAGGCGGAAACAGCAGACATGCACCGGTCAAATCGATAGTACTTGACAGGTCCAACCCTAAATAGCACTCCTTACCCACAAGGTCGGCCGGATTCCACTTGCCAATAGTGGCATCCCATAGCGACAGTGGGAGCCAACCGACAGATTTCAAGGACACCCACTGGTTAAGGCGAAGCCAGCGGAATAATTTTTCCTGAGCAGGATCATTTCTGGCGGCGATAGCCTCTCTGCGGACATTCTCAATATCTATGGTGTGACCCAAAGAAGGGTTTGCTTTATACCATACCGCCTCATCAAAAATATCATCATCTTCGTCGGCGCCATAAATTTTTACATACCAGCTGGGATCCTCAATCTCACCGTCACGGATTCTCCTGGCGTACTCATGAACTTCCCAACCAATAGATTTTCGGTCTGGGTCGTCGCCGGCAGTGGTAATCACCCACCAAAGCGGCTCCTTTCTCGCCGCTCCAGCACCGAAGGTCATAATGTCCCACAGATCCCGATTGGGTTGGGCATGGAGTTCATCAAATATGACAACCGACGGGTTCAGACCGTGCTTTGTGTAGGCTTCGGCCGACAAGACCTTGAGGAATGTGCCTGTCTCTTTGTTGCGGATTTCTTTCTTGCTGTCGGTTATCTTAACAAGTTCCTGCAAAGCCTCTTCCTGCTCTATCATTTGCAAGGCTGCTTTATATACAAGTTCAGCCTGACCTCTGTCGGCCGCGCAGCAATATATTTGCCCGCCGGGTCCATCGCAAACCACGTGATACAAACCCAGGCCTGCAACTAATGAGGTTTTTCCATTCTTTTTTGGTATTTCGAGGTAGGAATATCGATATTGGCGGTATCCTTTCTCGTTGACTGTGCCGTAGACATCCCACAATACCTGGTGCTGCCAATCGAGCAATACAAAAGGCTGTCCGTAGAAGTCGTCGACAGCCTTTAACATCTGTATAAATTCGATTACCTCAAGTGCTCTTTGCTTATCGTGGGGCATTTACATCATCCACTTCCCTCCCTTTTCTTGCGAAGAAATTCGGCCATGGGATTGCTCTTTTGGTTCTCCTCTGGCTTCTTGGGGATTGACCGTAGCGCGGCCATAATAGTCATGACATTTTCACGCTCGATCTGAAGCAGCATCTTCCTCTTGTCCATGAGCTTCTTATCCCATGCAAGGATGCGGTCATGTATGGCGCCTTTTTCGTCAAGGTACTCTTGGAAGTCAATATCGCCATTTTGCTTTACTTCGGCTAATTCGGCCAGCTCCTGTCTCAGTTGTTCTATTGTCGATTCAATCTGCTTGCACTCAGCGGACAAAAGGCAATAGCGATTGATGACGGATTCATATAGGGCATCATTGTGACCGATGGATTCAAGGAGTTTCTTGATTCGGTTGAATTCCTTGCGTGCCAGTTCGTTCTCACGGACCTCCGGCCAAGCCCTCATCTTCTGTCCAGTCAGAAGTTTCTGCTCTTCCTTCTCCCTGGCCTCAAGTTCTGCTTTGGTCCTATGCGATTTGCCTTCCATTTTCAATAGTTTGACTGGCTTTGGTGGTCTACCGGCCACACCTGACACCTCCTCTCCTGAGAAATTCGCCATTTTGGGAAAAAAATTCGCGCTGAGTTGGCCGCGTGGCATCCGTCCATTTTGCTAGAAATTTCTAAACCCGCCCTACCCCGTACTTTCTGCGGTCCTCGGCGGTCTTGATCGCATGGTGTTTGCTGCAAAGGGATCGCAGATTGTCCAGGGATAACCTCAGGTGCCAGAAGAGTTTGAGCGGCTTAACATGGTCAACCACATCAGCAGGAGTAATCTTCTTCTCGTCCAAGCAGTCCTGGCATAACCCGAAATCTCTCGTTAATGCCAGATACCTCACCCGCTCCCATTCAGGTGAGTTGTAAAATGCGACAGCTTTCTTATCTCTTGTATAAGCATCATATTGTCTGTAGTATTGTTGCCTGGCTTGTTCTGCCTTCCTTGCGCAGTCATCACATCGCTTCGCGCTGAAGTCTATGACCTTGCCGCAATGGCAGAGTTTGTTAAGAGGCATGTTTATCACCTAGAATAAAAGCACCCGCCTTTCGGCAAGTGCTTTCAGATTATCTCTACCTGATTTATTTCAGTTCAAGGCATACTCCATCAACTCCAGAATAGCAGACCCAGCCTGTACATTCATAAATTTCATCATCTTTTATTGACGATTCAAGCAAAGCCGTTGAACTATTCGCGTACTTAAATTTCACATTATATCTCTTCATAATTTCCTTCATTTTTTTGCCTGTTATTTTTTCACCAGATTTAACTAAGTCAGCATATAAGGACAAGTCCATCATAATTTCATCCCCCTTTCACAGCCATATTTCTACACGAAAGGAGAAAATCCTTCTTTGTCCCGAGCGCCACCGTGGAGGATCACCATGCCCGGCAGCGCCCGTCAACGTTCGCTAACGCTCCGGCTCCCACCGTACAAACTAAACAATCCAACCTTTCCTCCCAGATGATAACTTTCCACCCTGCCCCGTATTCGGGACGTTGGATTGTTGACATTTCCTAACGCTTCCAGCCTCCCAACCCCTGGCCATACGTTGAAGTGTCCGTAACCCACATGAACCTGAAAATACCTGGTCGCCGTCGGCCAAGGAGGACGAACCAGCAACGCCAGGTATTTCGCCCGCGCAATGCGGGCCCCAAAAACGCAAAACAAAAACCGCCCCGGTTTCTTCCGTGCGGTCATGTTTACTCATTATACATTTTAGCACATATAAATCGGGCCAAACAAGGCCACTTTTTTACATAAAATTCCACCATCGTTTGTATTTCCGTTTTGCAGTTGTAACCGGTATCCCTGTTTCTGCCTCAATTTGCTCCCATGTCATACCGTTTATAAACCTGCATTGGAGTATCAGCCTGATGTCGCTATCCGGTATCCCCGCTATGTACTCCTGCGCTTCCTCCACCGTCGCCATGAGCTCATCAATTCGGTGCTTGAGCTTCATCCGCAGCCGCTTGACCTTCCGGATATAATCCTCCATATCAACACCCGTCAGCTTGATGGTATGCTCTACATACGGAAAATCCCGCATTGATCCCTTCACGGCCACCGTGGTCTGC